CCTCCTCCATATCCCACAGTAGTTAATATGGCCCCCTGAAATAAAATATCATTTGGTTCTTGTAACTGTGCTGGTGGATAGATTGAATCACATGCCAAAAAAACTAAAGCAACATCATTTGAAACTTTCTTATTTAGATTATATTTTGGATGTAATATAACATAATCAATAAGAATTTCTTCTTCACCAATAAAGAATGAAAAAGCACGACGAGGAGAATCAGCAACATGTCCCGCTGTTAAAACAATATTTGATTCTATAAGGATGCCCGATCCAATAAGTCTGCCTGTTTCGTTTAATATTGAACCCACAGACGGATATGGGTCATCTTCCTCTACGATCTTAAAGTGTTTTGTTTTGGCTGGAACCGAAATTTCAGGTTGATGCACAATTTCCGTTGTTTTACATCCACCCAATATACATAACAAAAATATTATTGTGAATATTTTTCGTATTGTCATTCCATATATTATGTATAAAAAAAATGGCTGATTTTAAATAAAAAAAAAAGAATAACCCCATAAAAATGGGGCTATTCTGGAGGTGATCCCTGTTTTTAAATCAGGATCAGAATTGAACTTGCAATTGAGTACGAACTAAATATTCGCCTGTCTCAGAAGTTGCGTTCCAACCTGTGTTATCAAGATCCCAACCTGTGCTAATTCCATTAAAGGAATAACCAAGATCGGTGGTCCATTTAACATTGTCGTTAACAAAGTAATTGAAACCGACAGTTGCAACACTTAAATCTTCAGTGACAGAACTCAGTGTACCATACTCATATTGGACAAATCCTTGAAAATCATCCATGCACATATATGCGGCCGAGAATGTTGCTGCCCAGTCATCACCTGCATCATGGTTCACACCAGTATATGCAGCCGTGAGATCTAGACCACCAACATCAACACCCGTATCTACAGTGTATGTCCAATAATCGCTAGTATCAAGGTCATTCCATGAAATAGCGGCACCAAGGTTCCACCACTTGCTGATTTCTAAATCAGCACGGCCAGTGAGTGCATAACCATTCTGGACACCAGCACCATTAGCACTGTTGAATCCATCAGTATATGCAACACGAACATCGAGTGCGCCTAAATCATTTCCGAACTCAATACCTTGTGATCGTCCTTGACCAAAAGTATATGCAACAATAGAACGATCAGCAGAAAGAGTATCAACTCTATCCACAAGAACTTCCTTCATAAAGGGAGCCTTGAACTGACCAAACCTGAAATCCATTCCAGCAAGTCTAGTACTTCCATAAGCATCCTTCAGATCGAAATTTCCACCATCATTCCATTGACCACTAACCTTATAACCAAAGTTATAGACATCACCACTAAGAATGAGTCTAGCAGTGGGGAGGGAGAAACCATGATTGGCTTCAACATCAGCACCGCTGTTATAAGTCCAGCGTGTTTGCATAAATCCGTGTACATTAACAGTTACAGGACTTCCATCTCCCTGTAAACTTGCACGACTGTCAGCATCAGCAAGGACTTCCTTAACTAACACTGAAACTTCTTCGGCGCGCCTCTTATCAATCCAAGAAGGATTTGATGAATTAACAGCGTCTAATCTTGCTTCTGCGGTATCCAACCTTGCTTCAAGTTCTTCATATGAAGGATTAGTAGCAATTGCTGGTACTGTAAAAGCGGCGAGTATAACGGCTGCTACAATAGCACCATACATTGTCCACTTTTTCTTACTCATAGTCTTATCTCCTATTCTATAAAAACAGGAAGGTAGTTTTAAAAAATACCTTCCTATAGAAAAGATCTATTCAGTTAACAGCCTTGGTTACAAGGCCCCAAAGGGACTCTAAAGCCTGGCCAACCCAAACAACGCCTTCCCAAGCAAATGGGACTAGAGTTAGGGTCCAAAGCATGGAACGGTTAACACCGACCTTACCTAGTGCGCGACTTACGACATCATCCGTACAACAAACTCCACTTTCGTTCTTAGACATATTAGTTCTCCTTTTTTGTTCTAAGACTCTTTTTTTCCCATCTTCTACGGCCGTAGTTTCTGGAAAAAGGAATGGGGCTCTCCGCCCCAATTCCTTTGATTAAGATGTATATTATATATCAACAATTTTGTTTGTCAACCCTTATTTTTAACCTGCTACAAATATACTTTAAAAAAAACTTAACTTTTTTAAGAGGTGATTATATCAACCAATTCACAGGAATTTCCACTACATGCAAGGGTTTGTGCCCCTACCGTATTGTCAGTTTCTTCATAACCGTTTAGCCCATTCCAACTCACATCTTTTGGCATTTTCTTTAAAAGTTCCTTATATTCTTTCTTGCCACATTCTTGATATGGTGCTTGTTTATAAACATGATCGCTATGAGGAAGGAATGATACGCCACTCACTTCATCGAAATATTTATATACCCAGGCTCCAACTTCCATCCATTCTTCTTCTCGAACAGTAATAGTAATGCTTGGTTTATGTTCACACCAATGTCGTTGGTATAAAAGCCAATGTTCTAATTGTTCAATAGCAGTTATTTCATCTCTCATTATCGAAGATTTTGGTGAATTAACAGGAAAAGAAAATACAGTAACATGTTCAGGTTTCATAACACAAGATTCGTGTGGGAAATTATTATCTTTCATAAACTGACATAAAGGATCTTTATTATCTGCTCTAACTGTACGAATATAATATTCAGAATGACGGGGATGGATTCCAGAAGAAACATCAACCAACTGACTTACGGTTCCAGATGGTTTTACACAAGTAATAGCAGCAGATTGATTGATCCCCAATTTATTTGCCAGAACTTTATTGGTTTCAATAGCAACCTGTTTCATTTCTTCCAATAATGAAACAAGTTTTTCTTCTCCCTTTTTACCGTTTGTTAAATCATTATCCATAATACCAGTTAAAGATACTCCAAGGAGCCTTTCTTCTTCACAATTTTTCTTCCACTCACTAGAAAGATATCTAAAATTGGTAAGGGTTGATTGCCATGTTCCTAGAATTGTTGCAAGCCTAACTTTTTCTTTAAGAGTCTCGGGGGTGTCGTTTTTTCTAATCACAACTTCTGTTAAATTACAAAATTCTCGATCACGCAATATAATTTCACTACAAGGATTGGTTCCAAAATCATAATCTAGATCTCGTCGATCACCAAGTTTTTCTACTGTTTTCTTTGCTGCATCTCGATTAAAAATACCTCTTTCACCACTTTTAGATTTGTAAAGCGATACCCACTCATCCATAAAAGTTCCAATTTCAGGTTTGTTTTTATATGCAACAGAATTATTTGCTAATGTTCTTTGTGAGTTTTCGTACCACCACTGACCTGTTTTTGCTTCTCGCATTCTTTCGTCCGTGAGCGAGGATAAACTAATAAGGGCGCTTCTTCGTACTCCCCCGACGACAACAACTTCTGCAATTTTACAGATGATATCGTGACATTCGATGGAAGTGAGTTTTCTTCCAGAAGCGTTCTTATAGGTAGCCACTGTGAATTTAAATAAATCATCCAACGGCTCTGGCCCAGAAGAACGACCTCCGAAAGTCTTAAGTCTTTCCCCCGCAGCCCTAACTTTTGACAAGTCCCATCTTGGTATTTGACCACCAATAAGTAATGATGTAAGTTCTTTATACGCTTTCGCCCAACCCAACTTACTATCTTGTACCATAATTGTTGTATCACTGTCCTCAAACTCCTCTGCAATGGTTGCTAACTTTTCTAAGAAGCCTCTTTCCACAGAAAAACCAACACCAGTCCCGCACATTAGGATGTAAAGGATTTCATCGAAAGAACGAACTCTACCAGCACTTAAATAAGCACAATTATAACCAGCAACATGATCTTTACTTAATGCTTCACCCGCTGTCATTAAAGCCCTCATCGAAGGCATTACATCTAAGTTTATAACTGCCTGTTCAAGTTCTTCTCTTTCTTTCTTTGTAATTTTGTGATTTTCATTTTCGCGGAGATAATCTATGAAAAAATCAAAATAGCGAGAAACTGTTTCTTCCCAAGTTTCCCGCCTACCCTTTTCATCTAACCATCTAGAGTACCTAGAAAGATGAATAAAATCTTGGTATGATGTTGGTAATGACATATATCACTTCTCCTAATAATTAATATCGTGATGCTATATTTATATTACTTTGTTAATTCGTTCCAAGAAACTAGAAACCACGGTTCAATAATTTTTCCTACGGCTTCTGCATACTGTTGAACTTCCCATTGTGCATGGGAATTAATACGCTGTTTATAGAATCTTGCATATGCTGCAAGAGAACCCGTCCAATACCATTCCGTGTACATTGCCTGCGGGAGAACGAATCGTGCTTGCTCTGGTGCGACATTTGATGCTATTAGTTCTTCATACACACGAAGTGATTGTTTAATTAACTGCTCATATGAACGATAAAGGGGGTGTGTTGCAAACCCACCAGAAGTTTCACCACCACCATCTCTACATTCTAATAAACCATCACTTCCTTGTTTCATACCCTTACTTGGTCTTTGTCTAAACTCTGGATGATAAAAATCAGGGGTAAAATCAACATATCTTCTGCTTATTTCATTCTCTACAAATCCTTGTTTGTGTTTAAAACATTGTGTGCGGATTGAGACTGGTGCTTTGATTCTCAAAGTAATTTGTGGATGTGCGAATGGAGTCCAGTGATTATGTTTTGCAAGATACCTGATAAGTTTTACATCACCACCATCAAATTCTTCTTTATGATTATCGAAACTAACTCTAGCAGAATTAGCAACTGTTAAATCATCTCCCATTACATCAACAAGTTGAACAAACCCGTGGTCTAAAACACGCACATCAGTCATGTAGGTATCTGGTGTCATTTTACCTCACTGGATCATATGGAACATAATCATAATTAATTTGATTTCGGTTTTTCATTTCATCTTCTATCATTTCATCTAGCATAGATTCAAAAGTATACTTAGGTTTCCAATTAAAATGTTTCTTTATTTTAGAAGAATCCCCTTTTAAATCATGAAGTTCATCTGGTCTTAGATATTTAGGATCAATAACGACATAATCTTCATAAGTCATACCTAATTTATCAAAGACATATTTACAACAATCACGAACACTGTGTGATACTCCTGTGGAGCAGACAAAATCATCGGCGGTTTCTGCTTGTAAAATCAACCACATTGCTTCGACATAATCTTTTGCATGTCCCCAATCACGGGTTGCATCTAGGTTGCCCAGTCGAAGTTCAGTTGCTTTTCCTTCTTTAATATCACATGCACCTTTGACTATTTTACTAGTAACAAAATTAGATCCTCGGCGAGAAGATTCGTGATTAAACAAAATACCATTAGAGATAAACATGTCGTATGCATTTCGATAGTTTCTGGAGATATTATAGGCAAATACTTTCGCACAACCATATGGACTTACAGGATTCATATGAGTTGTTTCTCTTTGAAAACCATCAAAATCAATTTCATTACCAAACATTTCAGAAGATGATGCTTGATAAATTTTAACAGATGGTGCTACTAATTTACAGGCTTCAAGGATATTCAATACACCCAGCCCCGTTACTGCTGCTGTATAGATTGGTATATCAAAACTAATTCGAACATGTGATTGTGATGCTAAATTATATACTTCATCTGGTTGAACTTTTTGTATAATTGAAATGAGAGAAGATAAATCTTCCAAGTCTCCATAATACAAATT